GGAGAAGTGGAAAAAAATCAAAAAAGCCAGTCGGTACTTCAGGTCTTCTCTCTATGAGGTTAAGACCCTTGACAAGAGGTTGGATCCGTAGTAAGATATATAGTGTGAGGAAAGTGCATCTTTCCTTTTTTAATGTAAATTAGGAAATTAAAAAACTATGCTAATTCGTTCTATGCTTGCAGCAGGCGCAGCAGCTACTATCGTTGCTCCTGTTGCCGCTGCTGAAATTAATTTGGATGGCGTAAATAAGTACGCTACTTCTGAACAAGTAACAAGTATCAATCAGTTTTCTGATGTGCAACCTACTGATTGGGCATATCAAGCACTTAGCAACCTTGTAGAGCGTTATGGTTGCGTTGCTGGTTATCCTAACGGTACTTTCCGTGGTGCTCGTGCAATGACCCGCTATGAGGCAGCAGCACTTCTCAATGCTTGCCTTGATCGTGTGACTGAAGTTACAGATGAACTGAAGCGTCTTACCAATGAGTTTGCTGCAGAACTTGCAGTTCTCAAAGGTCGTGTGGATGGTCTAGAAACTAAAGTTGGTGTTCTTGAAGCACAACAGTTCTCCACTACTACCAAACTCCGTGGTGAAGCAAACTTCGTGATTGGTGGTGTTGACAACTACCAGACCAAGACTGGTGATATTGCTCGTACTGCATTCAACTACGATCTGCGTCTGAACCTGGATACTTCATTCACTGGTAAAGACCTTCTCAAAACCCGTCTACGTTCGTCTAACTTCAGCAGCAATCCTTTCGGTTCCAGTTCGTCTATCTTCAAACTGGATAAAGCAGACAACACTCAAGGAGATATGGGTGATGCTGTAGTTATTGACCGTCTGTATTATCAGTTCCCTGTGTTCAACGGTAGCACCACTCTTACTGCTGGTGCTCTGGTTCGTAACACTGAAATGGCTTGGATGCCTACTGCTTATAAGTCGAACATTCTTGACTTCTTCCAGGTGGCAGGTGCTCCTGGTGTTTATAACAAGGCAACTGGTTCTGGTTTTGGTATCCAGTATGGCAAGAAAGGTCTTGTTGCTGGTGTAAACTATGTGGCACAGAATGGTGCTGATAGTTCCACTGGTGAGTTTGATAAGTCTGGTGCTCTGAATACCCTGGCACAAATCGGTTATCGTGGTGACAACTACGGTATCGCTTTCGGTTATCGTTATGGCACTGAGGGAACCCGTGTTCGTACTTACAACGGTCTGAATGGTGCTTCTGGCACTCTGGTTCCTGGTCAAACCTCTAACGGTTATGCCATCAACGCATACTGGCAGCCCACTCAATCTGGTTGGGTTCCCTCTATCTCTGGTGGTTATGGTTGGAACACTGTAAGCGGTACTCCTAGTGCTGCTACCAATAGTCAGTCCTGGTTTGCTGGTCTGACTTGGGATGATGTGTTTGTTGATGGAAACTCTGCTGGTGTTGCTATCGGTCAAGCACCTACTGGTTCTAACCTTGAGAAGTCCACGATGCTTGAAATCTTCTACAAGTATCAAGTGTCTGACAACATTAGCATCACTCCTGCTATCATCTATGGTAGCGACAATCAGCGTCTTGTTGGCAACTCCTCCAACTGGGGTGGCGTGATTCAGACAACCTTTAAGTTCTGATAACTAATGGGGGATTGACATGTCCCCCACTCCTCATATATAATATGAGGGCACTGGAAAGGTGGTCGAGTGGTTGAAGGCTCTAGTCTTGAAAACTAGCGATGTGAAAGCATCCGTGGGTTCGAATCCCACCCTTTCCGCCACGGAATGTAGCTCAGTTTGGTAGAGCACTCGCTTTGGGAGCGAGTGGCCGTAGGTTCGAATCCTATCATTCCGATTCCATAGACAATATTGGAAATGAAAATTAGTAGTCCAAACTTAGATGACTTTGAGCAATTACATAAAAAAACTATAGAAGGTATTTTAAATGTAGTTAGAAACACGGTTGGCGATGAAAAAATTGTCAATGAAGTCGTTGAAGAAATGGAAAACGATGTTAAAAGATTAATCAGTAAACTTAGCGAGAAAGAACAATGAAATTTGCTGTTTATACTAAAACTGGATGTCCCTATTGCGATAAAATTAAAACCATCCTTTCTTCTAAAGGATATTCTTATGCGGAATATATTTTAGACCGAGATTTTAATAGAGAGCAGTATTATGCACAATTTGGAGAAGGTACTACTTTCCCTAGAGTTTTGATGGATGATAAAATTTTGGGAGGATGTACTGAATCCGTTCAATATTTGAAAATGAAAGGTCTTATTTAACAAAATAAATAATTAAGTGTTCAAATTTAGGAGGTTGGGCCCTTTATAATTGTTTTTTTTCTAGGAGGACCCATGGACAATTTAGAGTTTATTTACATTGCTTTTTTCCTAACAGTAGGAACTTTTGTTGTTGCCTTCATGGCAGGTTGGTTTGCTAATAATTTATTCGATGCCTGGTACGACAAGGCTGGATATGCAAAACACATTACTCATCCAGAAATGTATGATGAAGATGGTGAAATTTTACGAGATGAGTTGATTTACTTGACATTCTCCGATGAGGATGATATGATAGATGATGAAGATGATTAAAATCTAACATGATCCTTATCGATATGAACCAAGTGATGATTTCTAATCTGATGGTTCAAATTAAACTATCTGATGGTATTGATAAGGGACTAGTTCGCTACATGGTACTCAACTCACTTCGGATGTATGTCCAGAAGTTTTGTCAAGAGTACGGTCGTGAACTGGTCCTTTGTTATGACTCGAAACATTATTGGAGACGAGAGTTTTTTCCTTATTATAAAGGAACTCGAAAGAAAGATCGACAAAAATCCAGTTTTAATTGGAGTCAGATTTTTGAAGTTTTAAATGAAATTAGAGATGAAATTCGTGAGCACATGCCATACACAGTTATGGAAGTAGATGGTGCTGAAGCAGACGATATCATCTCTGTTATGACAAAACAAATGGCAATGAAGAATATTCGTTTGCAGAAAGATATGCAACCTGTAGAAAAGGTTTTAATTCTTTCTGGAGATAAAGACTTCATTCAGTTGCAGAAGTATCCCTGGCTTCAACAGTATAATCCTGTGATGAAGAAGTATGTTTCTGGCATGAATCCGAAGCAATACATCATCGAGCATGTACTCAAAGGAGATAAGTCTGATGGCATTCCTAACTATCTTTCTCCTGATGATACTTTTGTTGAGGGTAAGAGGCAACGTCCTTTGATCAAGAAGACTCTAGACAAGATTGTGAATTTGTCACCAGAGCAGTTCTGTAATGCAGAACAGATGGAATACTACAAACGGAATTTGACCCTTATCGATTTTTCCTATATACCTTTAGAGGTCGAAGAAAAAATTATTGAATCATATGATTCCGTGACCCCACCTCCCAGAAATAAAATGTATAATTATTTTGTGGAGAAACAACTTATTAATCTACTTGACAAAATTGAGGAGTTTTAAAATGTCAATGAACACAAGCAATCGTTTGCTGATTTCTGAGGTCTTACAGAAAGTATCAAACGCAAAAACAAAAGCAGAAAAGGTAAAAATCCTTCAGGAAAATAATACCCAAGCACTTCGTAGTATTCTTATTTGGAACTATGATGATAGTGTTATTTCTATGATCCCTGAAGGTGAAGTCCCTTTTACTCCTAATGAAGCACCTGCAGGAACAGAGCATACCGTTTTGGAAAAGGAGTATGCAAAACTGTATTACTTTATTAAGGGCGGTAAGGATGATCTCAAGCAATTTAAACGTGAAGAGATGTTTATCCGAATGCTGGAAGGACTTCATGTTTCTGAAGCACAGGTTCTTATTCTGGTGAAAGATGGAAAACTTCAGGATAAGTATCGTATCACTAAAGCAGTAGTGGAAGAAGCCTTCCCCCAAATTAAATGGGGAGGCCGTAGTTAATGAAAATTATCACTCGCAATTGCGATCCTGAAGTCGCTAATGACAAAACACTACCATATAATTCATACCTAGTTGAATATAAATTGGACGGTGCTATTTGTTATGACCTTGTAATCACAGATAAAAAAGTAGATATCTTTGATTATTATTGGGATCGTTATCGTGAAGACCTTATATCGTTTAAGCAATCTGAAGGTAGGACTAATCCCAAATTATGGGATATGCCTAAAAAACAAGAAAAGAAAAAGAAATGAAATTCAACTTCGGAAATAAAAAACCAAGTATTCGGCAATATGCGATTATAGGAATCATATTAAGTTCTTTAATAGCATCTTTGTCTCAATGTAGTGGTATTTCTGAAGTTAAATTGTGGGATATTCTTGATCAACTTCAAAGGAAATATTTTCCTGGTACTATAATAAATGAATTCATTATTAAAGATCCAGAAAAATTAGATAAGAGAGTTGAAGGTGATGTTGATAGAGCAATTGATGATTATTGGAAAAATGTAAAAGAGAAACCAGCGGAGGTTCTCCCTCCAGTTTATTCTGAAAAACAACCTGATGGTTCTGAGGCACAAAAACTATTGGGTGGTGAAATGAGATTATGTGCTCCTTGGGTTCCAGATTGTCCAAAAGAAGATGAAAACAACAACAAAAAATAAAATGACTGTTTACTTAGACCCTAGAGGTCCTGCACAAGAAGAGGCAGAACAAATTCAACAGCATCTTGAAGAACAAGAAAGACAAGAAAATCTTGAAAGAGGGATGGCAATTATCAATAGCTTGATTGCATATACGGCAATTCTTCCGTTGCTTTTTATGTTTGCCTTTAATTTATCCTTGACAAAAATGTTTAGTCTTGATAAAATAGGATACGTTGAATCCCTTGGGATCGTAATCGTTGCAAGAGTTTTAAGAGGAGCAAAGAAATGAGTAAAGTTTGTCTAGTATCTGTCACCCCCGATGCAGAAAAGACAATGGCATACATCGCACGGGTTAGTAATCCTGCGAACCAGGAGAACCCTAACTATGCTAAACTTCTAAAGTATTGCATCGAACATAATCACTGGAGCGTGTTTGAACAGTCTACCATGACCCTGGAAATTGAAACCAATCGTGGCATCGCAGCACAAATTCTTCGTCATCGTTCGTTTACTTTTCAAGAGTTTTCGCAACGATATGCAGATGCTTCTCTTTTGACTGAAGAGATTCCTGTTC